TATTATTAAACGGTTAAAATTTAACAGTAACAAAAAAAGGAAAGGAATTATCAACATGGAATTAACAAGAAATCCGGATGAAGAACTGAGTTTAGGTTTTACCAATCCGCAGCCGGGCACGTCTATTGTACAGATACAAGAGGGTGTAGCGGTACAAACAAGTGAAGAAAACTCACGGGTAGCAATCATGGTGCCGATTAAAATCGTTGAGGTTATCGAAGGCGATCAGGAAAATGACGGCAAAGGTGCAAACTTATTTGTTAACCTTATATCTAAAGAAGGCGAAAAGGTAAAGTTTGGCGAAGAAACAATTTGCCGTATCCTGTCCTTTACCGGCCTTGCAGAAGCGTTTGAAAAAAGGTTTCCCGGCCCCACAAGCTTTACAGACGATGAATTCACAAACGCCCTTAAGGCCAAACTTCCCGGTACGCTGTTAAAACTCACCCATGACATTGACATGTACACGGATAAAAATGGTCGTGACCGTGAAAGTTTTGAGGCGAAAAAGCTGGCAAAGGCCACAAAGGTGAAACCAAAAACCGAACCAGAACCGGAGGCAGGGGCAGCCGGCGACGACAACGACAAATGGTAGAATGTAAAGATGTATAACTAAAAGATGTATAACTAATTAATATACCGGCAGCTGTTAAAACCGGTTGCCGGTATATTTTAAAATTTTACAACGGTGATTTATGATAATCAGTGACAGGGTAAACAACCTATCATCCAGCCGGTATAAGTTTAAACGCTACGAATTTCCTGACGGCTTTAAATTATTAATCGACACCCGCGAACAGCAGCCGTTATTTAAGAAGTTATCGTATTCAAACCCAAAACACTTTACATTTTCAACTCTAAAAGACGGTGACTACAGTATAAAAGGTTTTGAGTCGTCGTTCGCAATCGAGCGTAAAAAAGCTTCTGACTTTTACAGCTACATATCATCCGAGAGAAGCGTTCGGCACAAGAATAATAAAAAGCGGGTTGATCGTACCAAAAGAAAACTATTGCGATTATCTGAATTCGAATTCGCCGCTCTGGTTATCGATGCGGACTATTCTGAAATATTATCGCCGCAGGTTTATTGTAACGTGTCTCCAGAGGTCGCCAGACAGTTTTTAGCGTCCATTCAAGTCAGATACGGCATTCATGTTTTTATACACCGGCGAAAAGATTATCTTGAACGCTGGATTTTAGACCGGGCAATTAAATTTTATAATGTTAAACGGGAGGTGGCTGGACATGGATAAAGATATGTTGTGTTTTTACTGTAGTAATTGTGGTTGTCTGTTTTACGCATGTGTTGATAAGCATATTGACAAGGTGGAGGCAAAGACAATAGCAAAATATTTATCTGATGGACATAGGCTTGAAAGAGAATATAGTGAAGGTATTCGTAATAAATTCGGTATCGGCGGGTGTAAATTATGTAGTCATAAACGGGAGGTTTTGCCATGATAATTGAAACAATCAAAGGCAGAACGCTTGAAGAAATAGACCAAAAAATAAACAGATATATTAAACGCGGGTATGCTCTTCAAAGAAAAAAGTTATTTTTATTGCATAATGGTTAAGAGTGTTATCATTGTTGATGACAACGAAAATACCAATGTTGCAGATGATGATTTTTGGACATCTTCTTATAACTCAGAAATAAAAGAAGTTGAATAAATAGCATCATTAAACAAGGATGGTGAATAAAAGGGGGAGTGATGAAAGTATTGGGACAAAGTGGAGATAGATTTAAACAAAAATATATATGTGAAATTACTCACTCAGAGCTTTCAAAATTTTTTAATATTTATAGCGACATGGAAAAATTAAGCATTGGTGATGAAATCGACCTTGGCACTGGGTATGATTTTAAATCAGATATTGAAAGTGCATTACGCACAACTAAGGAATTTATAAGAAAGAATCAAAAAACGGTCAATGCAATTATGAACGGGCTGACTGTTGTGTCAAAAAAAACTAAAGGAAGGTGAATAAATAGCATCATTAAACAAGGATGGTGAATAAATGGATTTTAAAAGATCAGAAAAACAATTAAATTTGGAAGAACACTGGGCCCATAAGGTTGCCCGGAAGTTCGAAGGAACCATACCGGTATTAACAAAACTCCCGAAAGATGGTGAAAAGTCTGATATCCGGTTTCGGGGCCTCAGTCGGTTGATCAATCTTGCGTCAACTATATGCACGGTATCACACAACCGGTTTAAGCATGTCGGGGAAGTACACAGGGCCGCCCATTATATCGGTATGAATATTCTGTTTAACATGTACGGCAAGCAGGATAAAAATGTCAAGAGCTACGGTTCTGATATGTACGAGGTTCTAAAAGTTAATGAACAGTACCGGGCCCAGTGTACTTTAATTGATGACATGCTTGACGGTGCCAGAGATATCTTAAAAGCGGCATCGGTTGGTATCATGTCTTACGAGCAGCGAGACGCTAATATCCAAGAGTTAATCGACAGTCTGCCGCCTAACCTTAGAAAACTGGCAGCGTCTAAAATATTGGAACTCAGGGGCGGCAGTAATGTAACCGACATTAAGGAAATGACGACGCGGGGCGGTGACCGTAAGAGCAAAAAGGCGCTGGGTTAACAAAAGAGCAAAAAGGCGCTGGGTTAACAATATGATTAATATAAATGAATTAAAGCAGGTTTTACAAGGATATAAACTGTGTTTGTATTATGCTGCCAACTGGTATAATCATGAAGGTGCATCCAAAGCATTTTAAATATTTGTCACTAAAAAAGGATAATGTACTATGTTGATGCACTGCTATATTGATGTGTTGATGCTTTGGTCTATATATGCACCTTTGATGTATTGCTGTGTTGCTGCATTGATTTCTATATGGATGTTTGATCTTATGTTGTATTGCTGCATTGATGTATTGATGTGTTGATGTGTGGGAGTTATGCTTAATTATATGATAAAGTAAAGGACTTATACCGCAAAAATCAAACATCCGTAATAGTAATAAGTTATGGTAATATAGGGGATTTTGGAAAAATGATAAAAATACTTGACATATACAGCAACACATCATAGGATCAAAGCATCAATATATCAACACATCAAAACATCATAGTATCAAACATGGAGGCTATTACATGGACATTCTCAAAACTATATCCAAAAAAATAATATCAGTTATCACCGGTATACTTTTCATAATCGCGGCCGTTATAATTTTAACATACTTAATAATCGTTATATTTCTTTTCGGTCGTGATCCTGTTGATGCAGTATGTGATATCGACGACTTTGTTGACCGGGTTTATGATAAATATATTAACATACATACGACAATAACAGGGTGGCTGTCATGAACGACAGGGAAAGACTGGCCCCCATCCGTAAAGTCTGTCTGCATCGTCTTAAGGAACTTGACGACACCGGATACTCATCTGTCACACTCCGCGATATATTAACAATTTCAAGCGACTATACATCCGGCTATATATATAATAATATAAGTAAAAAATATAAAAACTTAAAAGGAGGCGACTAATGACCGATTGCAGCGATTATATAAAATATTCCGAGTTGATGGAAAAAGTTGAAAATGACAGAAAAAGATTAATGCCGTATCCAGTTGTACCCAATAAAGGGTGGCTGAGTTGCGAAAATGAAGACTTTTATATAAAGCACATGCCAGACTGCCAGTTAAAAAAAATAATCGAAAATACGGCGAATAAGACGCGTTTATTTTTTTATAATGGATGCAGGTCACAAGAAAGCTTTAACGCATCAAGGCTGCATGATAAAGCCTTGTCTGAATACCGGTACCGGGTTGACAATGATATAACCATAACGGGGGATTTATTATGAAAGTAAGAGTAGATAAACCAGTTATCGAAAAGTTTGACAGGCTGATTGACAAGATTGACGAGCTGCCGAAAATCAAAGGCAGGGCACAGCTTCGGCGGAATGTATATAATAAAAGAAAATATGTTATGCTGTTTAAAACCAGTGGCAATGTTGAAAAATTATTAATTAAAGAAGCGGAAAAACTGTACAATGACTTCGTGGAATATGTTGACGACTATTACAGGACGCTTGAATCATGAACGATACATACAACAACTTAAAAAATATATATTCCAAGTTCACAGAAAAAACATTCCGGCCCCAACAGGAATCAACAATTGATTTTCTCTGTAATTCCGACGCTAGAATCCGAATAATCCAAGCGTCAACCGGTTTCGGAAAATCGCTGGTAGGTATGATTACCGGTGCTTATTACGGACAATTTACTTATCTTGTATCGTCAAAACAACTTCAAGACCAATTAGAATCAGACTTCCCGGAAGTGGTCGTAATGAAAGGCAGGAACAACTATTCATGCACTAAATTTCCGATGCTGTCAGCCGCAGAATGCTTACACACTTCCCAAGACCCTTGTAAATACAAACATGTTCAATGTCCTTACGAATCGGCTAAAAAGCGCGCCATGTCTGCAAAGTATCGGGTTTTAAACTACCATTATTTTTTAAATGAAGTTAATTACGTCGGTAAATTTTCTGAAAATACTTTGTTAATATGCGACGAGGCCGATCTTCTAGAATTCTTACTAACCGATTTCATATGTCTTAAAATCCCCGGTAAACTTATCAAGGAATTAAACATAAAATACCCAAAATACAAAACCACTCAGTCGGAAAACGCTCTTGAAGAGTGGTCGGTATGGGCCGAGACGGAAGCAAAACCAAAAATATCAAACGAGCTAAGCAAAGTTGAAGACGAGATATCCATGTATTACGGAAACGGCGGGGATGACATAAAAAAACTAATCAGAAAAAAACAGCAGTTGTCCGGCGCGATTGAGAGGTTAAATATATTTCTTACCCATGTAGACGATGACTGGCTGTATGAAGAATCAACTTTCGGACAAAACAAAAAATATAAAGACTATCCAACAATAACATTTAAGCCGACGTGGTTGACTGAGTCCCTTGCGCACAATTATTTCTTTTCTCACTCCCGACATGTTATTTTCATGTCCGCAACGTTCCCGCCCAGACTGGTAATGTCAAAGCTTTTCGGATGTCCGCCGGATCAATTCCAGCTTAAAGACATACCAAGCCCGTACGCAATCGAAAACAGAAAAATAATATTAAACCCGGCTGCGGATATGACTTATAAAAAATTTGATAAGGAAGTTTATAAGTTAATCGAAAAAATAAAAGAAATAATTTCTAAACATAAAAACCAGAAAGGTATTATCCATACAGTCAGCTATAAATTAAACAAGCTTATAGTTGATACAATAAACAACCCACGGTTAATAACCCACGATAACAAAAACCGCGCGGAAGTTATAGACAGGTTCAAGTATTCAGACAAACCGTTAATACTGGTATCACCTTCAATCACCCGTGGCGTTGACTTTCCAGCCGAACAATGCGAATTTCAAATATGCGCAAAGGCCCCGTTTAAATCCCTTGGCGACAAACTTACAAATTCCAGAGTACACAGTTCTAAAATCGGCAACCTGTGGTATAAAGCAATCACAGCGCAGGAGGTAATACAGTCATGCGGACGCGGCGTGAGATCATCAACGGACAAATGCATAACATACATGCTTGATAAACAGATATGTGATTTAATATTAGACAACCGGAAATTATTCCCCGGTTATTTTCTGGACGCAATTGACATATAGCATGTAACGATTATAAACATTTTTTTGGAGGCTAAAAATGCATTACGAAATTTTAAGATACAGCCGTGCAGAGAAATCAACGATCGGCATGATGTTTGAAATTAATTCCAGATACACTTTAAACCCGCTTCAAGATTTCCTGCCTGAAAACATGAGGGACAAAAGCATTACAGCCACAAGGGATTTTCTGTGTTACACTCTCGAACCTTACAACCACATACCAGCCGGGATATACGATTTAAAACTAAGGACGGAAGGCGGTCATCATTCCCGGTATAAGAAAAAATTCCCATCGATCCACTGTGGTATGCTGTGGGTCATGGACGTGCCGGGTTATAAATATATACTACACCATATTGGCAACGACTTTGACGACACCGACGGCTGCACACTGTACGGTAACAGCATACGACACAATCTAAACGGTCATGCGTTTTTAGCTGACTCAGCAAGCGCATATCAGAGAGTTTATTCCCATATAGTTTTAAACGAAAGATTCAACACTGAAAAAACAACAATCGAATACAGGAATTACTACAATGAATAGTACCGAAAAATACGCTGTTTTATTGATCATAGCAATGGTGATACTTTTATGGAAAATGTATTATTTATTTTTTATTCATTTTTTTATTTGACAAACAATCGTGAGTACGATAAAAAGATTATGGGGGAGGGTGGATTGATTATGCAGGTCTACCGTAACCGACGTTAACAAAGTGAGGGGTTATGGAAAAATGTGAGCATAAGAGTTGCGACTGCATGGGGGTTCCAGACTGTTTGTTGTTTGGCGGCGGCAGGAAAATTGATTGTACAAAGTATCAGGACTTCAAAGCCGGGCAGGAATCGGAGAGGGAGAAATACTCAGCCAATTTTTTGTGGCCCCATGAAGACGATTCAATTGAGCAGCTTGGATATGAATTTGCGAATGCAAGAACAGAAGAATATCAAAAAGAAATTTGGGAAGAATTGACAAAGCGGATTCCCAGAATCACCCTAACCGGCAAAGACACTGACAATCCTAAGCTGTGTTTGAATGGGAAGGTGATTGCGTGGGTTGTGGAAGAATTTAGACATAATTTTGATGAAAGGCGTTATGGGTATCGGACAATTGATAGACATAAATCAGAAAATTTCAAAACCAAACCCGAAGCGGTAGAGGCTATGTGCCAACACTTTGGGGTGAAGGGGGTTGTATGAGAGGGTATTCATGTGTCGGTTTAGATAATCCAAAATCTTCAATTAATGTTGGATCAGCTATGCGTGCAGTCGGTTGTTATAATTCTGCATTTCTTGCCTGTACAGGTAAAAGATTTAATACTCAACCAACAGACACGATGAAACAGTATAGGCATATACCTTTTTTAAGGGTTGACGATTTAAAAAACATTATACCCTTTGATTGTGTTCCTGTAGCGGTTGACCTTGTTGAGGGGGCAGAGTCGCTGTATAGTTATAACCACCCAGAAAGAGCATTTTATATTTTTGGCGCAGAGGACGCAACGCTCGATAAACGTGTTTTTTCCTGGTGTCGTGATATTGTATATATTCCAACAGATGGGTGTATGAATTTAGCGGCAACGATAAATGTCGTGCTGTATGATAGGCAATTAAAATCAAATCTGAATAGCCAACAGGGGATTAGGGATGAATGATATAGAATGTCCGTATTGTGGACACGAACAAGAGATATGTAATGATGATGGGCATGGACTTGAAGAAGATATCAGACATGAAGAACAATGTGAAAAATGTAAAAAGTTTTTTGTGTTTACTACATACGTTTCTTTTCACTATACGCCATACAAAGCCGATTGTCTTAATGGTGGCGAACATAAATTAGAACCTGTTTTTCACATCCCGAAACATTGGCCTGACTGGGTTAGGTGTAAAGATTGTGAATATGAAAAACGGGGAGAGTTTAAAGAGGACACCGAATAAAAACGCCAATAGGGGGTTGTATGATACAAATTAAACACAGATTTACAGGAAAAATTATTTTTGAAGCAAAAGTAAAAACTATTGAGGAATGTGTTTTAAAAGCACATGAACAAGGTGTAAGTTTGGAAAATGCAGAATTGAGAAATACAGAATTGGAAAATGCAGACTTAACATGTGCAAACTTGGAAAATGCAAACTTAACATGTGTAAGTTTGGAAAATGCAAATTTGAGAAATGCAAATTTGAGAAATGCAGACTTAACATGTGCAGAATTGAGAGGCATAAAAAATTATTCAGAAAACCATGATATATTTTTTGAGTTAATTAAGAGAAACAAAGTTAAAATATTTTCTAAAACCCAGTGGGAATGTATCAGACAAATAACTATACATCGTCTTTGCTGGCATAGCATTAAAAAGCGATTTGGAAAAACGGCAATGGGAGTTTTTAAAAAAATATCAAAAATGGGTTTTGATGAATATGAAAAACGATATGAAGAAATTCTAAAAGACTAAACCAAAGGGAGGCTTAGAATGAAAAAACAAACCAAAATAACAGCAGAACTTAAAAATAACCGCTTAGAGATTAACGGCGTGTGTGTGGCGTGGGTTGAGCAAAGGTATGAAACATATAATTATAACTCTTTAAGACATGTATATTATTATATAAGAGATGGTGCTATTGACGCATCAAGGCCGTTTGTAAAAAAAGAAACCGCCCTCCGCAATATGTGCAAGCGGTTCGGGTTTAAAATGGAGGATTTGATATGAGAAGATATGTTGTTGGGTTCGCCTTTAATAAAAACAAAGATCAAGTATTGTTAATAAAAAAGAAATCAAAGTAACGGCAGGGTTTGTCAATGATCAATTGAGAATTAACGGCGTGTGCGTGGCATATGAATAGTGAATATTTAAAAAGTCTTCAATCAAAATCTCTTGAAGAAAAAATAATCATGACAAAAGAGCGCATTACTCAATGGTATGATTATTGGAATGGATTAGTATGCATATCATTTTCAGGCGGAAAAGACTCAACTGTTTTGTTACATATTGCAAGATCAATATATCCAGACTTGCAAGCTATCTTTGTTGATACCGGGCTTGAATATCCTGAAATCAGACAATTTGTTAAAAAGATATCTAACGTTAAATGGCTAAGACCTCAAATGTCGTTTTCTAAAGTTATAAAAAAATATGGTTATCCGATTATAAGTAAACAGCAGGCAAGATATATTTCAGATGTTCAGAATACTTCTGATAGAAATAAAGCAACGTGCAACTTAAGGTTAACTGGTTTTAACAGGCGCGGTATATACTGCCCTTCAATGCGAATATCAAAAAAATGGATACCATTAACAAAAGCACCCTTTAAAGTATCATCATATTGTTGTGATATAATCAAAAAGAAACCTTTAAAAAAATATCATAAAAAACATAATTTACACCCAATGATAGGTATTATGGCGGAGGATAGCCGACAACGGCAATTGCATTATTATAACCACGGGTGTAATAATTTTAAAAGCAGTGATCCTGTGTCTTGGCCTCTTTCTTTTTGGACAACAGACGATATTTGGGAGTACATCAAACGGTTTAATGTGCCTTACTCAAAAATATATGATATGGGCGAATCCAGAACTGGATGTATGTTTTGCTTGTTTGGAGTGCACCTTGAAAAAGAGCCAAACAGGTTTCAACGGATGAAAAATACACATCCTAAACAATATGATTTTTGTATTAATAAATTGGGGTGTGGTGATGTTTTAGATTTTATTGGCGTTAATTATTAAAAAAGAAACCGCCCTCCGCAATATGTGCAAGCGGTTCGGGTTTAAAATGGAGGATTTGGTATGAAACAGTGTAAACAATGTGGGAATGAATTATATCACGGTGAAAAGGATATTTGCGGCGAGTGTCTTGGTGAAAACAAAAAAGATATTATTAAAATAATAAAATTAATAAACGAAGGACATACAAAACATTGCGCTCAACGTCAAGTTTTTGGTGATGGTGAATGTGAATGTAAGCCTGAGAAGGAGTGATGGAATGATAACAAAAATAAGATACGTAGGGGGTTGCGAAGGAAGCTCATTTCACATCGGTGATATCCGTGTCGCTGGTCCGAAAGCATGGGGCGGCGGAACTGTTAAGGATGAAAAAGAAATTTCTGTTCAGGATATTCTTTACGCGCTGAACAATATTTATTATCCGCCACATCAACCGCTAAAAACGGCAATAGAGGAATGTGAAAGGCTGTTGGAGTATTTAAAAAATAAAAACGACAGGGGGGTATATAATGGATGATTTATTAATGAACTATAACGGCGTAGACAAACCAGTAGAAAATCAAAATGAGTTCAAAAAGGAAATAGAATTATACAAACATTTCAAAGCCGGACTATCTCAAGGCCGAAAAGAGCAGATGGAAGATGATGTCTGTGTATTAAAAACGGCTATTGAAAATTATGAAAAATCTGTAAAAGATAGCGAAATAGTTAAATTTGTTGGCGATGAAATTGTCAAGGTACTTAAAGAAGCAATCAACCGGATAAAGGAGGTGACGGATGGAAGAAGAAAAACGAATAAAAGTAAAAGCCATGAGATATCACGCATTAAAAGCATACCCCGACAAAATAACAGATGAATTTAGACGAGATGCTACCGACCTTAAAAATATGTGCAAGAAGTTTGGGTTTGATTATGAGGAATTAAAAAATGCATAACACTTTTGCTGTATCATTAGGTTGTGGCTCAATCGCTTTCCATAGCTGTGAATATCCCGGCTGCAAGGTGGTCGATCTCGAAGAAACGCCAATACAGTATTATAGCTACGAAAGCGCAAAAGAACATGGTTGGGTGGAAATAGATTTTCAAAAATTTATTTGTCCGAATTGTATTAAAAAGTTCGGGCTTGATTATAAACAATTAAAGGGGGAATAAAAAAATGAAAAGAACAATTTTATTAACAGCATTGGCTTTATGTTTATTCGGGTGTTCTGTAGAGCCCTCGAAGTTAAGCGAAAAACACGCAGAAAAAATGGCAACTAAATTAACGTATTTTAAAGATGAAAAAACCGGCTTGTGTTTTGCTACGATTGCAAGCAGAAGAATGTTTGATCCTGACCAGAGCGGCCTTGGGCTTACATGTGTCCCGTGTAGTGCACTAAGAAAGGAAACAGGTAAATAGTATCCGGGCTTAAAATGGAGGATTTGGTATGGAGGCAAAAGAGGCTTTTCTTTATAAAAAAACTATTGAGTATTTCTATAAAGCCGGACTATCTCAAGGCCGGAAAGAGCAACGGGAAGATGATTTGAAGGTGCTTGAGGATTTTAAAAGAGAGTTTAGGGATGCAAGCGATATTAACGATATTATAGCAGTTAGAAATAAATCCGCAGAACTGTTTTTTAGTGCCGGGCAGGATTTAATTCAAGAAGCAATTAACCGGATAAAGGGGTGATGAGGTGATAAAAACAGCGTATTTGTCTGATGATAGAGTATACAGGTATGTTTTATGGCGTATATGGGACGATGCAAAACCAATGATAAACTTTATTGGATTAAATCCATCTACAGCAAACGAGACAGTTGACGACCCGACAACAAGACGTTGTATTGGTTACGCTAAAGATTGGGGTGGGGGTTCGTTGACAATGACAAACTTGTTTGCTTTTCGTGGGAAAAATCCAAAAGATATGAAAGCCGCAAAAGACCCTGTTGGGATTTTAAACGATGTGGTTCTGTTAGGGCAGGCAATGCGATCATCTATTAGTATTGCCGCGTGGGGTTCTGATGGTAATTATTTAGATAGGGACAAGGAAGTCTTGAAATTATTAAATAACATACATAGACCTCTTAAGTGTTTAGCTCTAACAAAAAACGGAATGCCAAGGCATCCCCTCTATTTAAAAAAAGATTTAAAACCGTTTGTATATATTAACACCGCCAAAGGGGAGGGGTAGGGGTATGCATGTAGATATAAGCAAAAATGGTTGTTTGTGTATAACACCAGAAACAGAACTTGAAGCGTATGCGCTCGACCAGTGGTGTAAGAAAAATGATGAAAATCTTCACGGAGTTCCGATTATTATTATGTCCGAAATTAAAGAAAGGCAACCAGAATGAAAGCGATTAGTAATAACACAACGCAACCACTATCAATAGAGTCATTGCAAAGCGCCTTAGATGAATTATCGAAAATGTGTGATACACGTGGTGAAAAACTGTCATTAAGACCGACAAAAATTGCGTATATAAGACCTCTTTGGATATCAGAGGAAGATTTTCAGGAACTTTTAAATACAGCTTATGAACTTTTAAATACAGCTTATGGGGTGCATGATGAAAGCGATTAAAAAACACGTCAAAGCATCAATATTAACACTTGGGATTTTCAGTTACTTATTTTTGTTTTTTAAATATTATTCGTTGAAGCTTATTTTGTGCATATTATGTGTGTGTCTATACTGTTTATTTCATGCGCTGGTATTAAATTATATAGGGGAGGTTTTAGAAGATGAAGGGAATTAAAATAGAAAGGTGTGGGGAGTGTGACGTATATTTTAAAAAGGAAATAGAGCAAGTTGGATTTGTAAGCAAGGGCGGTGTGTATTATCCAGAGCCTTTGAAAAATTTTTGTATTGATTTACAGTGTGAAGTAGACCCCGAAACAATAGACGAAAACTGCCCGTTGGATGATTGGCCTGAGCCTTGTGATGCGATAATGGCTTTTTGTAAACTATGCGGCGTATGTAGGCCAGACGCAAAATAAAAGAGGTGGGTGATGGGTAAGAAGTTAGCTTATACAAAAAAGAAAAATCACTGCCTGTCAAAGAGAAAGTACAATACAGAAGTGTATGCAGAATACATGGCACAACGAATGGGAAATAAATATTTTGAAAAGTTTTATGTCTATAAGTGTAAGTACTGTAAAAAATGGCATATTGGAAGGGATCACAGGATAAAATCACATGGCTAAAGTAATCAACCTAAAGGAAAGGCAACCGCACCTGCCAGGTGAAGCAGTTTGCATTTCGTGCAACAACAAGTGGGTCGCTATAGCCCCTATAGGTACTGTTTTCCTTGAATGCCCAGAGTGTAAAGTCATTAGGGGCCGTTTTATTTATCCTTGTGAGCGATCTGGAAATGTATGGGCATGTGGCTGCGGTAATACGCTGTTTCACATATCACCGGAAGGGATATATTGCCCTAACTGTGGGGACTGGCAATCTGGATATTAGAGGCACAAAATAACAGAAGCGATACCGGAGGAATATAAATTGTCAAAAAGAAAGCATCAAAAGCTGAAACAAAAGTTAAAACAAATAACACGCCCTGCCGCATTAAGGTCATTAACAATAATCTTGCGCTTAATTAATCGTGTGTTATATAATATATTAAAGTTAAAATAACGCAAAACCATTTAAACCAAAAGGAGCCATCGAAAATGAAGACAAAAACAAAAACACTATCCGTAACATTATTAACAATTCTAATCGCAATATCCATAACTTCATGTGCCTGTATCAGCAAAAATGAAGATGCGATAAAAGAAAACTCATTCAAGGCCGCCGGTGTCTCAATCGCATATTTATATTTACGCGGTGAGTCAACCCCTGTAATCAGCGAGGCAAAATTACACGTTGAAAGCCTGTTAAACACGGTAAATAAGGACAACGTAAACCAGTGCATAGCTGTCATAGCGTCAACCATTAAAGACCGTATATTACTTAAGTCAGACTTCACGCCGGACGAACGCGAGCTAATAAACCTTTGTATATCCATGGTTGTAAAAATAGACGTTAAAAACAAAAAGTCAGCCGTTAAGCACGTAAAGGAATTCCTGTCCGGTGCGTTAAAATTCATTAAATTAAAACTCGAATACAGGAAATTCGAAACTTTGGCCGATGCCTTAAGGGATATATAACCCATGAATAGTGTATGCCAGAATTGTGAGTATTTTGTATTTTCAAAGTACGACGAAAAGGGTGACTTGTGTTACCGGTATCCAAAGATCATCTATACCGAGTATGATAGAAAAAGCTGTGGCGAATTCAAGCCAAAGGATTCCGGGAAGGTCGGTTATTATGATTGAAAACATCCAGACATATAGCCGCAAATATTTAATAGTGTTTAAGTGTGGGAGCAAATTATGGATGGACACGCAAGCAGCTTTCAGGCGTTGTGAAAGTGGATGGAATGGGATCATCAAAACCATTAAAAGAATTGAAAAAAGTTTTGATAGTTTTAAGGCTTCAGTATCAACACAAGGTACTAATAATACACAATGAAAATTAAAAGACCCGGTTTAATGGAGTTTTCTTTAATCGACCCGGACGATTTTACATACGTTCCGGCGGGAAAAAACTCAAAATATGACCCGGATACATTTCCACTGCTGGCTCAAGGCTACGCACGGGAAGGTCTAAATAATAATCAAATAGCCGAAAAGTTAGGGATAAGCAAACCGGCTTTTTATAAGTATATGAATTTATACGTAGACTTTGCAAACTCGGTCAAAAATGGCCGAAAACCGGTCAATATTGAGATGGAAAACGCAATCATAAAAGCCGGTAAAGGTTATCGCTATAAAGAAAAAACAAACGAGGCTATAATCGACAAGGAAACCGGCGAGATACTACACATAGTCAGGCATAAGGTTGTCGAAAAGGAAATGCCGCCTAACGTAAACGCAGCAACATACTGGCTTGAGAATCGTGACAAGTCTAAACCATGGAACGCCCGGCAAAAGGGCACAGGAGATTTTATTGATGAGGATTTGGAAATTATTATTGAAGATGTTGAGGATTAGGAAAAAGAAACCGTATGAGTTTACAGCCTCAAAGCGTATCAACCACCCCCGCCGGTCAACAATCGACCTGCCGGATAATAATTTATATAACCCGGTAAAGTAAAGGAGATAATGGTAATGAATGTAAAAGTGTTTGTTGGCAGCATAAAAAACATTGCGTTTATTGAAAGTGATATTTATGACTGGTTGACCGATACAGAAGAGTTTGCCGATGAAACTAACGATCGGCTAAATATTTTAAGTGTGTCACATGCTATTTCTGACGGTATTTTTACCATTGTTATATTTTTTGATTATATTGCGAGAAAGAATCATTGAACCAAACATATAAGGAAATAATAAAAGAATGGAAATAACAGACTTTAAAGAATGCAACATGGTTTACGCGAAGGATCAACCTGAATACTTGCAACTGCCAGCATATAAAAGCAAAAAAGGCGCCGTAACGTCGTGCTGGAAAATGAGTATTAAAGAGCGCTTGAAAGTATTATTTACAGGGCGTGTTTACTTGCAGTTATTAACGTTTAACAGGCCTATACAACCACAGTTGATGAGCACCGATAAAGAATTGCTATTAAGTATTGATGGTTAACTAAATCATAAACCTTTGGAGGCTGTCAGGAAACCATGACACATTAGCAGCGTAAATATAAAATTCAAAAAGTCAGTATTTAACGATGTCTATTACCCGTTTATAGACAGCGATATACCTACGCAAATATATTTCGGCGGCTCATCGTCTGGAAAGTCAACATTCATCGCGTCCAAGGTAATCCGTAAGCTCCTAAAGGGCGGCCACAATTTTATAATCTGCCGTAACGTTGCAGACACTATGCGCGGATCGGTGTATAAAGAAATCGTTAAGGCAATCAACCGGTACAATCTAAACAGGCTCTTCAAATGTACCGTTTCACCAATGGAGATCACCTGCAAAAATGGATACCAAGCTGTATTCCGTGGCTTAGACGATATTGAGAAAGTTAAATCATCAACCCCTTTAAAGGGCGTCTTCACCGACATATGGATAGAAGAGGCTACCGAGTTAACAGAAGACATCATCGGAACATTGCGCAAACGCCTTAGAGGTAAAACCGGCACTGATCAACGCAAAACAATAACATTAACATTCAACCCAATCTATAAAACCCACTGGATATATAAAAAGTATTTTCTTCATAACTGGATCGAGGGTGAAAACCTGTATCAAAGTGACGACCTGTTAATCTTAAAAACAACATACAAAGACAACCGGTTTTTAACTCATGACGATATATACGAGCTTGAAAACGAAAAAGACGAATACCTTTACAACGTCTACACCTTAGGCAACTGGGGCGTTCTTGGCGACCTGATATTCACCAACTGGGAAACCCGCGATTTAACCGAAATCATCCCGCACTTTGACTACATCCGCAACGGCCTTGACTTCGGGTTTGACCCGCATCCGACGGCCTACAACCGCACCCATTATGACCGCAAACGCCATGTGTTATATATATTTAAAGAATTTAACGAACTTGGCTTAACAAACGCTATGATTGCCGAACGCTTAAAACCGATTATAGGTAGCGAGCCAATAGTATGCGACAGTGCCGAACCTAAATCCATTCAGGAGCTAATCAACTACGGTATAAACGCGATCGAAGCCATAAAAGGACCGGACTCAATCCGCTTCGGTATACGATGGTTAAAGGGTTTAAACCGCATAGTAATCCATACCGGTTGCCAGAATACTATAAACGAATTCGGGTTATATCAATACAAAAAGAATAAAGACGGCGAAACATTGCCACAGCCTGTTGACAAATTTAATCACCACATTGATAATATAAGGTATCAGTATGAAGACGAAGCGTTAAACTCCGGTGATGACTTTGGCATTGTAGAGCTTGGAGAATACGCATACTGATAATATGTTAACAAAGGCACATTAACCAAAGCAAAGGAAAAACATAATGTTCGAATCATTTAAAATTAAACGCATAGAAAACAGGATTAAACTAAAACAGCTTGAAACGGTCCAGCAGTTCATGGATATGCAGGAAGGCAACAACTACGTCCGTGACGACGATAAAGCAGACGGCTTTAGGGTACTCGACGGCAAGAAAGCCTATTACACTGAACAGGAATCTCAAGACATGCGCGGAGCGGCCTCAAGGTTATACTACTCAAACCCGATAGCAAAAGGCATTATCGAAACGCTCATTAACTTTATTGTCGGGCAAACCATGACGATAACGCCCGTTGATGAATCAGAAGCGGTCGCCGAATACTGGAAAAAGTTTCAAGACCAAAACAAATGGGAAAAACGCTCAAAGGAAAAAGTTCGCCGTGTATTCAGAGACGGCGAATCTTTCGACAGGTTTTTTAATAACGGCGCCGGCGCCGTTCCGTTAATGAGGTTCGTGAATGCAACCGAGATTGAAAATTACGATGGAAACCCCGACGCGGAATACGGCATAGAGTGCGATCCTGACGACGTGGAACAGCCATTAAACTACTACCGCAAATGGTATATTAACGACACCACACCAAGGTACGAAGTTATACCCGCGTCCGATATTATTCACACGAAAATAAATGTAGACCTTGACGTTAAACGCGGAGTATCTTTCTTTGCCGGCATAGCTCCATACCTGACTAAATACAAAAACTGGCTTGAAGACCGCATTGAATTAAACCGTATGCGCACAATCTGGAACATATTCGGAAATGTGACCGGGCTGTCATCCACAGCAACCGTAAAGTCTCAACTTCCAGACACCTCCCCCGCAAACACATCTGGCATAAACAACGGCACGTTAAAACAGGCACCCAAGCGCGGATCGGTCATGCTGGCAAAGGGTATAGACTTCGAATATAAATCTCTAAATATCGACGCACAGGACGCAAAGGCAGACGGCCGCGCAATCCTTCTAATGATAACCGTAGGCACCGGGCTTGCTGAATATGTAGTCACTGGCGATACGTCTAACGCCAACTATGCATCAACCATGGTTAGTGAATCCCCGATGGTAAAAACGTTCGAAGCGTGGCAGGATTTTTTTGCTGACGAGTTCAAAGCCGTATACGCTAAAGTAATCGCAACCGGCATAGCCAACGGTGACATTCCTGAAAACTCAGTTAAAACCATTACAGAAATCAACCCGGACACAGGAGAAGAAACAACCCGCGAAGAACCATGTCAAACATCTCTAGACTGTGACGTTAATTTTCCCATACTAATCCACCGGGACATATTAAAAGAAACCCAGTCTTTAATCATGCAGAAAGAAAGCGGCCTTGTAAGCGAAAGAACATCGTCAACAAAACTTGGCTATGATTACGATGAGGAAAAGAAAAGAATCGCCAATGAAGATCAGGAAACATACGATAACGAATATGAAATCGAACAAACCCGGCAGCGTGATGAATTCATTAATCGGCAGGTACAGTCAACCGGCATAACGCCAGACGAGGCTTTAACCCTGTGGAATAAAGGCCAGAGGTAATATTAAACCATGACAACCGCAAAACAAAGAGCATACAATATAAGACGTGCTACCGCCGCCGCCCGAAAGCAGTATGACCGATACGAGGTTACAAAGCTAAAAGAAATATACAGCGTATTCGAGCAGGCCGCAAATGATATTGAGCTTAAAATATCCCGCATGGCAGTTGAAGGAAAAATACCGCCTGAACGCCTCCAGACTGTCTTAAACATGCTTACAAACGAAATGCTGTACATCCGCAATACTTTAAACCAGATGATACCTGACGGCATATCAGATGTTATAGACTTTAATTTAAAACAACAGATAAACATATTTAACGGCAATGTCCGCGAAGGCGCAAACGCTCAAATCGGATCGTCATACTTTAAAAAGTCCGGCGAGATAGCGAGGTATAACCCAAGGGCAGAGCGTTATATTGAATCTCAATGGTATCGCCTCAATACATCCGCAGTACAAGCCGTCATGTCATGGAACCCTGCCGGTGAAACGTTGTCCGACCGTATTTGGAAGATAGCAATTAACGGTGAGCGCGCATTGCATCAACAAACCCGCATAGGCGTTATATTGGGTGAATCCGCCGACGTTCTAAGCAGACGATTGCGCCCGTTTCTTGTGCAGCCTGACAAGTTGTTCCGGCGTGTACGTAAGGGCGGCAAGCTCGTACAGTCAAAGGCCATGAAAGCGTACACGCCCGGACGCGGTATATACAAATCATCATACAAGAACGCTTTAAGGCTTGCCAGATCAGAATATGCCAGAGCATACACCGAAGGAACCATACACTACTCCCGGTCAAAAGATTTTATAAAGGGTTGGATATCGCGCATAGGCTCAAGCAATCCGGCCCCATACGATCTAAGCGTTAACGGTAAGTTTTTCAGCAAGGAACGCGGGATTGACATTCCTTATCATTCTCAATGCATGTGTCATGCTGAAATAGTCACAGACGACACGCCCCAAAGCCAGCTAATACCGGCAATGGGGCGCACAGAATTTAATCGAGGGCAGTTAGCGGCGGTTTAGGTTGTACTGTAGTATATATTTTTTAATCTCATCAACATTAATAATCCAGTCGCGTCCCACCTTATTACCTTTCAACTTCCCGCTTCTACACAACTGCCGCACCCGCGACCGGTGTACGTCCAGCATTTTCGCAGCTTCATGACTGCTTAACAGTTTGAATTTTTTTACCGGCATTTGTTTCCTTCCTTTTTTCGTTAATATTAATATGTGCGTAGATGTTCGTTGTGTTTCCACAGTATGGGCACACGGACTCATGATAGACATTTCTGCAACTTAAACATATTACTGGGTTTAGCATTTTCTTTTCCTTTGCCAATAGCCTGTTACTGGTTTTGGGTTTTGCACCGCATAATTTCCTTAATATGTTTTTCATATTCATCCACCTGTCTCCATAGTGTTTTGTTTCTTTCATCCAGCCCTGTCCATATGATGGCTATTATCGTATGCGGGACGGTGTAGTCTCCCTGATGTTCAAAATTGCGTAAGAATGATTTTGGCATTTTTAAATCTCCTTTTTTATAGTTATTATTTTTTCTCATCCTCTACCTTATATATTACCGCATACGGTAACTCTTGTCAAGTGTTTTTTTACTATTTTTGTCGATTTTTCTGCCTTTTTTTTACAGGCCAGATATATACCCATACACATACAATATATTGTGGTCGAAAACCAGCCAGCCACTACATATTGTATTTTTTGCTTGACACACAAATACAGATACCTCAAAATACAGGTAGATAATAATAATTAATAAAATGTTTTGACTTAATTAATGGATAAATTAAAAACAAAAACCCTGCACACTCATCATCGTGCCCGTTGCGGCGTTACCTCGCACCGCAGAAAGCTTCCCCGGCTGAGACAGGTTAGCCTCCATGGATCGCCGGGGGAGTCTTTTTTTAAGGAAAATAAAACATGAAACCAGTAGACCTTTTAATCCCGATCGACCTGACCGAATCCAACGTAAACCGTGAGTCCCGCGTAATTCGCAACACCGTTGTACTGTCGGGCGTTTCGCGTAATAAAAACGGCAGTGTTCGCAGACGATATACAGAAGCCGCTTTAAACTCAGCCGTTAGAAACCTTGAAGGCGCGGCGGCATATGCGAATCATAAACGTAAAAACCTGCATGAAGGCCGGGACGCGCTTGGAGCATTCGGCGTTCATAAAAACCTTCGTCATTACAACGGTAAAGTATATTCAGATATTCACTGCTTTGCCGGCATTGACGGTGATAAAGCCTTGTCAATTGCAGAGGTAGCACCTCACTTGATCGGCAACTCAATTCATGCTGGCGGTAAGTTCCGCCGTGAAAACGGTATAGAAGTAATAGAAGAAATATTGCCGCATACATCCCAAGGAAACCCCGCAACCATTGACGCGGTAACCAACCCGGCTACAACCACAACGCTGTTTGAAGATAATGACGACAGCACGGATAAAAATAAAAAACAAAAGAAAGGAAATAAGATGGAACCAATTGATTTGATGGAAGCAACTTTTGACGACGTTAAGAGTAAGCGGCCAGACCTTTATCAGAAATTTGACATGTCGGATAAAGTCAAAGAGCTTAAGGAGTCGGTCGAAAAACTAGAGGATGAAATTAAAACACTCAAGGCCGAAAATGACGAACTCAAAACAAAAGAAAATTACCTGTCAAAAACGTCCCTTATGGAGTCCTTGATTTCAAAGGCTGACATCAAGCCCGACCTTGTTACCGACGTTTTTAAAGAACAGCTTATGAACGTGCAGGAAAGCAAAGACGGCGATAAGGTAATCACGGTAGAAGAAAAAATGAAAGCCCTTATCAACGACCGCGCCGCATTAACCAAGGGTGTTAAAAACATGGGTACAGGAAAAACCGTTGATGTCTTTGAAAGTAAAGACGAAGATAAAGGCAGGATTGATTACAGTAAGTTGTCCACGCGTCAGAAGAAAGCAATCTTTATGAAAAAGCGCGGAATTTAACGGACTGTAAAAACATATAACCAGTAAAAAAAAATACAGGAGAAAATAAAATGTCAAGTAACAGAGAAGTTTTTGTAAGCGGAAGCCCGCTAATTGTTCCGGTTACCGTACCAACCGCCCTTGTCGTAAAAAAGGGTGACATGTTAATTGGTGATCTTTCATCCGGTGTATGGGGAACAATCGCAATTGCTGACGCAGCCGGTGAAAAGCCGGTATTGATCGCCATGGACGAACACGAAGCATCTGACGTAAGCGGCGACGTTATAAGCTGCTACCTTGTAAGTAACGACGCGGTATATAACTACCTTGTAGACAATGCCGACTATGCCAGTGCAATCACATTTGGCGACAGGTTCGAAATCACAGGCGAACAGCAGCTGGGCCTTGTGACAACCGATAACATTGGGTGTGCAATGGCAGTCGAAGCAAAGGCCGCAGTGACAACCGGCACCGCCCGTTACTGCAACGTGGTATTCATGCAGCCTAAACAGTTTAGAGCCAACACCTAAACCTGAAAACATATAAAGGGAGGTATTTTAAAAAATGTATAACCCAAAAGATAAATCACAATACAGTATGCGTGACATGTTCGAAAGTTTAGGTACTGAGGGACTTGTGGACACAATCACGGATTTAATTGAAGGCAAAGACGGAGGTAAGCCGGAAATGAAGCCGGAGGACTTTTCCCTAACGGACATATGGGAATCTGTCGGGCCGTCAACGTTTCCGATTGTAACCGGTACGCTCTTATCAAAAAAGGTCATGGACGCATACGAGCTTGAAAGCAAAAAGTTAAACATGCTGTCAACCTCATACGACAGCAACCTTGAAATTGACAAGGTTCCCGGCATGTACGGTGAGGGGACGCTTCAAACCATTAAACCCGGTGGACGTTATCCGCATACCGGCGACATTAAAGAAAAGTACGTGCAGATTGCCGGTGAAAAGCGCGGTGAAATTCTGGATATTACAGAAGAGGCCGTAAAGTTCGACCAGACCGGTTTAATTATGCTTCGCGCCGCGCAGTTTGGCGAAAGAGCCGCTCAGGATGAAGAAAAGCGCGGTATGCTTACCATTCAGGATGTCCAGTATCAGGGTGATAATTATTACGCATGGTATCCGACCGGCAGTCGTGTGGCAATTTACAGCACGTCAACTACCGCGCCACACAGCCAGTCTAATCAGGTAACAAATGCGCTGGCAGATCATACAGACCTTGACGCGGCAAACAAATTATTGCGTCTCATGAAGGCTGAAAACGGTGACCCGCTTAACGTTACCGCAAAGGTTTTACTTGTTCCCGTAGCCTTGGAAATTACAGCCAAACGCCTGATCAATAACACGGTGCTTGTTGGCGGTACAAACGGTGAGCTTAACCCGTTTGCGAACTCCGTTGAAGTAATCGCGTCGCCATGGCTGGACGTAAACAGTTCAACCGTATGGTATTGGGGCGATTTTAAAAAACAGTTCTTAAAGAAAGTTGTGTTCCCGCTACAGGTCATGGTTAAAAACATGTCTGACAATCAGGACGGTTTTGAGCGCGACATACTAGCATCATATAAGGTACGGCATTATACGCAGATCGGCGCGCAGGATTTCAGGAACGTTGTGAAATCAACCGGCGCGGCTTAAGTCGTATAAAGTAAAGAAGTGAAGTAATATAAACAGAAAGTAATAAAAATGCAAAGGGGGCGTGCATAAAAGATTAATTAAACATTAAACCTTGCACGCCCCCTTTTTTTACAGGTGGGTATATGAAAAAAACAATAATTATATCGATGATAGTTTTAATGCTGACTATTTCAATCGCAATCGCTAAAGAGTGGCGCACATACGGCCTTGCTGAAATAACCGCAGATGGCGCAGCCATGACTGAATTATGTTACATTGGCTATGTTGAAATCATAACTGACGGAACGAATGATGCCAAAGTAATTTTATACGACAACGCTTCGGCCGCATCCGGTACAGTTATATTTGAAGGCACTGTAACAGGCTCTTGCCATTTCGGCGGTCATGAGTGGACAAACCCGCGACGATGCGCAAATGGAATCTATGTTGACATAACCGGAACCGGAGCAAGCTGTATAATCGGTATAGCCAGGTAACGGAGGTATTTTTTTATAATGGGAAAACTTATTATTAACATAATCGTTTTATTTGCGTGGGCGTCAGTGGGATGTTGTGTTTCATGCATGGATTCTGAAATTGTAGAATTTTATGAAGATACAACAACAGAATATGTATGCGTTTGTGAGGGCGGAACTGAAACTGTACTTGCCGACGCTACCGGGAATTATAAGCACTGCATGGACAAGGCCAACTGTTTAAGTATTGACGAGTTTGAAGATGAAACCGGTCTTGCATCCGGTACAAAGGTTTTATTCCACATGGTTGAAGGTGCTTTCACGTCCGACCTTCCGATAACGCCACCGGCAGACGGATTAATTTTAATGGGAGTGCCAGGAACTCGTGCAATCATTGACGGACAGGATACAGCGTCATTATGTATTGATATTGACAGTATTGATAATATCACATTTAAAGATTTAATCGTTATAAACGCAACAAATACAAATATTCATATTGAAGATGCAACCGGGATCGAGATTGATAACTGCATTATAACTGGCAGTGGTGATCAGGGTCTACAGCTTATACAATCCGCTAGTGTCGAGATTTATAATACGCGATTATCAGACAACGCCGATGAAGGTATATCAATACACAGTGGCACGGCAAAAACTTACGATTGTTTAATCGCTGCAAATGCAACCGGGGTAAACGCATTATCCGGCACTACATACGAGGCATACGATACAGATTTTATAAACAACTCTGTTTATGATTTTAACGGATACGGTGCAGACTTTTACAGGTGTTTTTTTAAAGTGTACGGAACAGCAGAAAGTGTAATGTCAAACGGCAACACTGTTTTAGCTCAATCATGCGTATGGGACGCCTCCGAATTGACCTATATTTCAAAACGATTGTTCACGATACCCGGCACCGGAACACTAAACAACTGTACAATTGCAGGTAGTGGTAACTATGGCCGTGCTGTGTGTGTTAAGTCCACAGGAACTGTAACGGCAAACAACACTATATTTTATGATCTTTGGAATATAGCATACGTTTATGCGGGTGGTTCATTTACGACAAACTACAGTTGCATATATGATTATACAAGTCTTGGTTCGGGGACTCACAACAACACGATCTCAACAGACCCGGATATTGAAGACGTTTCCGGGGGTGATTACAGCCTGGGCGCTAATTCAAGTTGTATAGATTCAGGCAAGTTCGATGTGGGCGACCCTTACGACGCTATTGTAAAAGATTTCTTTGAAACGGTAATAACAACCAGTACGGGAGCGGCTACAGGCAATAAAGTTGTCGGTGCTATTTATTCAGAGTAACAGAAAGGTTTTAAATATGAAAAAAACACTATTAATTATACTCGTGGTAATGTTTATGTCTTACAATTTTGCATACTCTTTTGATTCTTGTTGCGGCGGTGGTGGTGGGGGTGCTTCTGTATGGACTACATCCGGCAGCGACATATATTATGATACCGGCAATGTTGGTATAGGCACAGGAACGGGGATAGATCAGCTTTTACACATCGAAGGAACAACCCCTTATCTTATGTTTCAAAACTCAACAGATGAAGATACGGACGGAGGCCGGGAAAGCATATTAATATTCGAAGGCAGCCAGTCCGGCGGTGAAGAGTCAACTCTAGGGACATTGACGATATCGCACGATGGATCAAGCGACGACGAGAAAGGAAAGTGGCAATTGAATATAAACGATGGCAATGATGGAGACGCTCCATCATTAACGCCAATTTCAGGGGATTCAACCGGAAATGTAATATTCCAGCCAGACAAAAACATAAGACTAGGGGACGCTACTGATTACGGTTTAATTAAACAATCAACCGCAGAGTCAATCGCAAACGCTTCCGATACGCGGATCGGCCTTGAAGAAACCGCCAGACGCTTTATTATTTGTGATGCTACAGACATAGACACCGACTTGGGGCTCGCGGCAGCTTCCGCGCCGACATTAACAATTATGAACGCTGCCGCAACTAGTCAGCTTGAAATCAGATCTAACCGCATTGACAGCTTACTTACAGCGTTTTACTTAAGATCAGGCACGTATATGTTTTTCAGGGGTGTCGGTGATTTATCTGCCGACGATATGTTTACATTTGACAGCAACGCTGATATTGAGTTAACTGACACTAATGCACATCAAGCTTGGGTATATATAGCTCCGAAAATAAATCAAACGTCTACAGCGTCATATAGTGCGATACATGTGGATGTTACCGAAACGTCAACCGGTTCAGGCAATAACGAATTGCTTACACTACAGGTAGCCAGTACCGATGTTTTTACGGTGGGCAACACAGGTAATATTTCAGTAACCGGCAATCTTTATGGCGATGGTGCAAGCGACATCGAGGGGTTTGTTTCGGGATTAGAAGATTTTACCGGAAATGATACTTTAACGATTGGTGAGTCAGGTAAGACATGCACGAACTCAGGGGCGGTGGGAACGGTTATTTTAACACTCCCGGAAGGATCAACCGCGCTGGGCGTTAAATATACATTTACAGTATTGACCGCTCAACAGCTTAATATAAACCCCGCAGACGGCACAGATCAGATATTGGGCATAACGGACGCCGCCGGAGATAGTATACAGTCAAACGCTGTCGGCGATAGTGTAACGTTAAGATGTGTGGCTAATGATTATTGGGTAGTTATCGCGTCAAGCAATCTAACGAACAGCGCAGACGGATGGGCGGACGCAAATTAAAATAAATTAAGTCGCAGGTGTTTTATGGATGAAAGTATTTTAAAATTAGTTATATCGATATCGTTGTTAATATTATCAGTATTCACGAGCTTGACAGTGTGGCTGGTTAAAAGATCATCCGGCGTGCGGTTGTCATCCGAAGGTTTTGAAAACGGAAAAGAACTTGATGAACGGTGTAAAAAACAGCGAGACACATGCAAATCATTTGCGCGTCAGGATGAAAAGGTAATTGATCGGCTGACTGAAAGTGTTGACGGCCTTCATAAAAAATTTGATGAGTTCAAATCCGACCATCAAAAACAGCACAGGCTTGAACAACAGGAGCTTAGTCGATCACAGGAAAGAATACAGGCGCTTTATCTGGAAAATATCGAAAGGGTAACGGCCAAGAGTATTGAAAGAATAGAAGCGATAAAAAAAGCAGTATAGAAAAGGCGGTATAACATGAGCGTATCATCCTTAATCGACACGATCGACACCCAGCTTGCATTATTGATTGCAGACCCGAACAAGATAGTAGATTTTCAGGAAGGTAACGTAAAAATTACAGCATCGCAAAAGATAAAAGAATTGCGCGAGCTTAGAAAATCACTGCTTGAAAGCCCGCCAGACACCGAAATTGACATTGCAGAGTTTGACGTGGGCGTTGACATGTTTGGTAATAACGAGGCTTAAACATGACGATATTAAGCGAAATGAAAGACACGTTTGAATCTATTATGGCCGACAGTGATTTCGGAGCGCAGGAAACATTTACGATTAAATCTTACAGCACGACTTACAATAGCGAGGGTATACCGACAAAAACATGGACTGGCACAGACACATTTAACGGCGATTTCCAAGCCGTTGACGGCAGCACTATGCGAAATGAGGAAGGTTTAAAAAAGAAATCAACACACAAAATAATCGCATATAACACGGCAATAACACGCGCGCTTAACGGCGACGGCAGCAATCAAAATCTGATAGTTAAAACCGGAAACGAAGCCGGGAACTATATGGTAAACTATGTTAAAAAATATAATATATATTGTGAGGTCATGCTTTATCAGGTGATTGGTGAAAATATCGGGAGTGTGTCATAATGGCCGGTGAAGTCACGGGAAAGCAGGAAGTAATTAACAAAATGTTAAGATATCTTGATAAAAAAGTTGATAAGGTTGCCGACGCGGTTGAAAGAACCGGTATAGACGTTTCAAATCATGCGAAGTCTGAACACACTGGCATTGAAGCTCACGCCCGGAACCGGTATAAAAATGTGAACAACACTTTGACTCCATCAATTAACAGCCGTCTTGTCGTGCAGCCGGACAAAATAATCGCAGTCGTATCAAGTAACGTCGATTATGCGCCCGACGTTGAATTCGGCAACCAGCGGCATATTGGTTTTCCGTTTATGTACCCGGCGATAAGAGCAAAGGAAAACCGGTTGCGCGAACGTACACTTGAAGCTTTAAAAGGTTTTTAATCATGCAGGAAATAACAGAACATGTATATAATTTATTAAAGGGTAGCGCGTGCGTCAGAGGCGCAACGGGTAAAACCTCAGACCCTTACGGTATTTATCGCCAATTTCTACCGGAAGATCCAGACTTTCCTGTCATAACAATTAATTATGAAGGTGATTCAGACGGCGGAATTGAGGGCAATATGCTTCCAATGTCTTCTGATTATAAATTTACATGCTGGGGTGACAACTATGAGGATTTAACCAGTGCAATATATCTTGCGTTGCAGGATAAAACCACAAACAGCTATGAAACGTACGCTAAAATAATTTTCTGCAAGTGGGTTTGGAGCGGTGCCGTAATGTTTGATACTGATTACAATATATACTATCAGCCAGTCCGATATCGCGTTAAACTCGTTGGTATATGAAAAGGGTAAATGAAAAGTTAAAATTATGAATAAAGAAAAGACAGGAATATTAACATCTTACCAGTGGGACAGCATCAAGCAGCGTTTTGCGGGCGTTGTTATTTCCGGTATTCTTGACAATCTGCCCGGAATAAAAACCGTCTATGATATCGGCTGTGGCACCGGTTTATATGTTCAGGAATTTATAAAAAACGGTATGGACTGCACTGGTTTTGAGTTGTCACCACATGCGTTTTATCAGGCCAGAACATCCCTTGATAATATATATCAGGTTGATGTTGCAAGACCGATATCCGGACATGACGAACGCGACCTTGTATTTTCCGTCGAGGTTGCCGAACACATACCGGAACGGTTTGCAGACGACTATATAAAAAACCTTTGTTGCCTGTCTGATTCGTGGGTATTTATAACCTCAAGCAACAAAGAGGGTAAATACCACTTAAACCCCCAGCCGCGTGAATACTGGATAAACAGGGTTGTTAAAAACGGATTTAAATACAGGCCGGTGTTATCGTCAACATTAATGGACTTTTACGCTGAAAATATAAAAATAGACGGCTTAAAGTGGTTTAAAGACAGCTTAATGATTTTCAAAAAGGAACGATAATGAACGATCGCATAAAAATATTATGGATATGCGACGTTAACGGATGGGCGTTTCACAACCGGGCGTCAAAGCTTATAAAAATATTAAACCAGTACGACCATAAAATTGTGTTCGTTAAAGATATAAAAACATACGAGGCCGCGATTGCCAAAGCTGAAAACCATGATATAATTATAACTTATTCAGCCGGGATGTCCGGTGAGAATTTTAAAAATCGTTCAATTATAGGGCTTTCCGGCGGCAGAGTTCAGATGAAAAAACTAAAGGACATATTAAATGTCTAGAAAGAAAAAAATACTCTGGTTTGCATATCCGTCCGAAACATGGGCGTTTGAAATAAGGACACACAACTTAATCAAACGATTACCGGAGTATGATCATCAAATATTTATACCGGTTAAAAACTTAAAACTTATAGAACAGATGATCAACGGCGTTGACATTGTTTTTATCTGGCACGATGTTTCATACAGCCAAATATCAGAGCGCAGTAAAAAGAAAATCATCCAGCTTTTTTCAGGCGTGCGCATGTTAAAAAAAATAAATGAGGTTGAGGAAAAAGAAGCTTATAAAAAGGCTGTTTTCCCGATAAACAAAATATTAAAGATGACCGGGGTTAAATGATAAATATACTGTCAATAGAAAACTCTTTAAAATGGTCGTGGTCGTTTGCGCTGCTTCAATTAAAAAAGTACCTCAACTACAACGTGGTAAGAACGCAGCGGAGCTGTGTGATCTCAAACGATCTTATTGATTTTTTTGATGTCTCACTGTTCCAAAATGTTGACACATTAAAAAATATACAAGATAATGACAGTAGTTACAAAAACGATAATCAAAACAAAATAATTGTGAGGTTAGGCGGTATGGCGATTGACGAAAAACACGATAAGAACAGGCATAACAGACAGCTTGAAAAAGTCGGCGCGATAGTTGGCACGAACAATGAGCTTTACGACATTGCAAAATCAGTTAATAAAAACTCTTATTTAATACCGAACGGGGTTGATTTAAAACTGTTCTGCCCGGTTGACGAAATGCCTGAAGATAAATATCTTCAAAGCTCAAACAAGCAGACTTACAAAAAGCGCGAAGTGTTTACCGTCGGGTTTGCCGGAAACATCCACGGTGAAGGACAGGACTACAAGGGCTGGAATCTTTACAGTCAGGCCATATCGTACATGTACTATGTTAATCATGTTGAGGTATTATTTAATCACAGTCAAGTGCCTCATGAAGACATGCCGAAAGAATTTTATCATAAAATAGATTGTCTGATACTTCCATCGAAGGGTGAAGGTTGTAGCAACGTAACGATGGAAGCGTTAGCATGTGGAGTACCGGTTATTATAACCAAAGTCGGATACCATGGCGAAATGCTGGAACCCGGTGTAAACTGTTTATTCATAGACAGGAGCGTTGACAGTATTATATCAGCCGTTAATACACTAATGAAAGACGAGCAGTTACAAAAAAATCTTTCAGTAAACGGTCGTAAGTTCGCGATTGAACATCACGATATTAATAAAATCGCCATGCAGTATGACAGCGTTATAAAATCGGTACTTAAAAAGAACAAGAGGGCGGACTTGGTCAATGCAGATAAAAATAAAACCGCCAGAAAAAAGGCAAAAGCAAAGCCTGTTCGAAACAGGTTTGATAAAAAAACAACCAGAAATTAATTACAGGAGCTTATTAAAATGGCAGCAGACACAGACAATGTAACACTGGGTAGTGGTACTTTATACCTTAATAATGTTGATGTGGGCCACCTTAAAGGCGATGTTGAGTTAACCATGCGCCGTGAATATCTTGATTTTAAGCCGTCCAACATGATCGGAACCGTTAAGAAATTTGTTATAACGGAAGAAATCATGTTGAAGGCTTCAAGTGCTGAACTTGATCTTGATAACGTGAAACTGGCTTACGGCGTAACGACTTCAATTGCAACGTCTCAGGGTTCACTTTCTTATGATCCGTCAAGTTTTTCTTTTGACGCGTCATATGACACGTTAACCATAGGTGGTTCAAAGACTATCAATGAGGTCCCGTTAAGGTTTGAGCACACAAGGCCGAGTGGCGTAAAAGTAGTCGTGATTTTCTACAATGCCGCGTCGAGTGCTGACTTGCTTATCCCGTTCAAGGAAAGCGATATCACGTTGTATGATATCAGCTTTACCGGGCTTGCGGATGAGGACAGGTCGGAAGGCGACATGGTAGGCGTTATTTTAGAAAACCCAAACAAATCATAACTTAAAAAGCAGGGTGCGTGATGGTGTTTTATTTCTCCTTTAGCCTTTGCGCATCCTGCAAACAAACTAACCTTTAAAAATGGAGGCTGTGAAAAATGGCAGGTAAAAGCAAAATCGATAAACGTTTAGAAAGGCTTGGAATCTTTGATGTTGAATTATGTGACGGAATTATTGTCCACAGTAAACTACGGCTTGGCACAACCAGAGAGCTTGAAAGAATTTTAAAAGTGCCGTCGTATGCATGGAGCTCCCTTGACCTTGGCACGATAGATATTGCCATACATTTTATTTACCATCTTGCATATCAGCGTTACGAATCAAAGCCGCATGAATACGACGAGCCGGTTACGCAGAAATACATTGAAGAAAAACTTGAAGATGCGGAGGTCGAGGGCGTTGTTGATTTTGCTGAAATGTTTAAAAAGCTTGTCGAAATTATTTCCGGTAAATATGGTAAAAATGATGATGATGAAAACGGCAAAGGGGACGCAACCGGCGATAACGAGTTAAAAAAACCGGAAGCAGGAACGAACAAGACAACGGACATTCAGGAGGTAACGGAAAAAAACCCGAACCAATAGACTGGTATTATATTTATTATATCATGTCTAAAAACTTTGGCTGGACGCCCGAACAAATAGACAGGTTAACGCATGACCAGCTTGAAATATACATTGACCAGATTAATAAAAAAGAAAAAAGCAACCTGCCGTCTGTTGAAATTACCATGCGCGAAATACGCAACGTTATTTTCGGCATGCTGGGCATAAAAGAAAAAGAAGAAAATACCGACAAGCAGTTAAAGGAAAAACTTTTAAGGGTGAAAGAAAAAACCAGAACGGTAAAGTCAAACATGAACGTGATGGATGACATGTCGGGCGATCTTATAGAAGAATGGATACAGCAGGGAACTCCCGACCTGATAAAGTTTAGAAAGAAACATAAAAACCGTTTAATAAATAACGGAGGCTGAAAGTTGAATCTTAAAACATGTCAATAAGTGCCGGTGAATTATTTGTAAATGTTACCGCGAAAACAAAAGGGCTTACAACCGGCTTAAAAAAAGCGACCCTTGACGTTGCGAATTTTACAGCCAAATCAACCAATGGTATAAAGTCATGGGGCGCGGAAAACAAGCGTCAATTTCAAGGCATAGGGCTTGCTGTAACTGCATTTGCCACTACCGGCGCGATTGCGTTTAAAAAGTTTTCCGACGCTGCTATTCGTGAAGCGTCCGCGCTTGAGGAAGCTACCAGTAAGTTTGTAACAGTATTCGGCGAACAGGCCCAGAAGATGGACGGTGTAGTTAAAGAGCTAACATCCGACTATGCCATGTCCACAACCGAAAGCCGGAAATACCTGTCGTCAATGCAGGACTTGCTCGTTCCTATGGGCGTTAATGCCGACCTTGCTTCCAAACTGTCAACCAACATGGTTAAGCTTTCCGCCGATCTTGGATCATTCAATGACATGCCGACCGCTCAGGTCATGCAGAACATTCAAAGTGCGATGACAGGCGAGTTTCAGGTCATGAAAAAATTTGGCATAGTCCTAAACGAAGCAACCATCCAGCAGGAAGTTTTCAGCATGGGGCTGGCGTCCACCAAGTCGGAAATAACAGCCGCACATAAAGCACAGGCCGCGTATAATCTTATAGTACGAGGTTCAACGTTTGCAATTGGTGACATGGCCAGAACGCAAGACAGTTACGCGAACGTGTCTAAAAAACTAACAGGAATCCAGCAGGACTTTTTAGCCATGGTTGGCAAGGTGTTTTTACCAATTGCAACTCAGGCAAAACAGGCTTTAATCAAGTGGGCGCAGGCTTCCGGGGGTGTAGGTCAAAAGGCACAAACAACAGCCTTGATAATTATGAAAGCGTTAAAGGCAGTTTCTAACGCCATTGACGGTTTTAAGCTTCTTTTTAATGGCGTTGTGCTTGCAGTCGCAAAAGGCATTGAGAAAATAACCGAAGGTTTTATCGCGCTTTCGGGCTTTGCTGTTGACATGCAAAACAAACTTGGTGGTTTCCTTTCTAAAATGCCGGGTATGATCGGCGGTATCGGTCGTGCGATGGGTGATATCAAAAAGCTTGAAA